TGTCCACCTGCTGCACGGTCCTGGGCGGCGTCTCGGGCGGCGTGGTAATCGGCGGGTCGTATGATCTGTTCTGAGCCATCTTCAAAGGTCTCCTCTATCGCGATCGTGAACTCTGGGCCGAAATGCAGCAGCGAGATTTCGGCGCAGAAGATCGCGGCCTCAAGGTCGGTGAACCTGATCGGGCACCGCGATGACGGACCGCTTTCGCGGAATGCAACAATTCGGTAGCAGCTCATTTATCACGCGCCGGGTAGTGGTGTCGATGGCATCGGGGCACTAGCCATAGCGCCGGGTGGCCCGCCCTGCTGGCCGCCGCCCTGCTGGCCGCCGGTCGGAGCCGTGGCTCCGCGCTGCTGGCCCATGATGTTCTGCAAGATGAAGTTCTTGGCGAGGCTGGCCAACATGTCCATCAGGTGAGTTTTCTGCTGGCCCGCGCCCAGGCTGGTGCCCTGGACGTGCTTGCTCAAGCGCTGCGTCGCCTTCAACACGTCCTGTTGGATCGGGGTGCCGGGCTCAAGGCCGGGAAGCGCTTGTGACAGCATGCCGATGGCGTGCTGCACCAAGGACATCGACGACGCGGTGTCGCCGGGGCCGGGCGCGCTGACCTGATGGCCGCGTTGCCGGTTGGCGAGCGCGGCCAGGATCGGGCCGCCACCTTGCGGCGGATTGGACTGACCGCCACCGGGCGGGCTGGCGGCTGCCGGCGGCGGGCCTTCGTTCTGCTCGGGAGCGGCTGCGCTGTCGAGAAACGACATTCCGGTTCCTCGCTTTGTGGCAAAGCTACAACATCACTGCCGCTTTCGTCCACCCGACGACTTCTTGCCGCCGGAGGGGAAGCCGAGCACGCCCTTGATCAGCTCCTCTTTCTTTTCCTCCTGGGCGGTTTCTGCTGCCTTTTTCTGGCGCTGTCGCAGGCGGGCAAGCAAAAGTTCGGCTCCGGGCGGATGTAGCATGTGAATAAGGTCTTCAGCGTCAACAGCTCCAGCTCGCGCAAGAGCAATCGCGACTTGGCGATTGTCTTCGGCGAAGGCAGGCGACGCGCTATGGCTGTCGACCTGGATCTGGAAGCCGTCCGGCATGGTGGCGAGGCGAAACTCAATCTTGTTGTCTCCGGTGACGTACACATGCGGGTCCATCGCCTGCATGATGCGGAAGGCGAGGTAGCCGCTCTCGTTGAGCTGGCGCTCGATGCGGGCGGCTTGGTCGATCAGGCGCGGCGTCGATGTGCGGACCAGGGTTTGGGCGTGGACCCCTGCCCGCACTCCTGGTTCACCCTGGCCCGACATCACCGGGCTGAAGCCCGATGCCTCGTCGAATAGTTGGAATAGAAACTGCAGCTCTTCCAGATAGTTTGCCGGCGGCGGGTCGGTGAGCTTCTGCGCCTTGGCGTTCGGGTTTGGATCGTTGATGAAGCCGCCTTCGGAGATGATCTTGAAATACTGCTCCTCGGTGATCGAGGTGAAGCCAGAGAACACTTGCGGGGCGGCGACATTGCGATCCCACATCACCTTCAAGTCGCGCAGTCTCTTGTTCAAAATGTCCTGCAACATCTGCACGTCGGCGATCATCGACCGGCCCCAGAAATAACCGGGCGTGACCTGGGCCTGGACCTTGACGAAGGAGCTGCGGCCGGGGATCTTCGACAGATTGCGGCGGGTCTTGTCGCCCTCGATGATGATCGGTTCGTGGCCGTGGATCATCTGGATGACGGAATAGTCACCGTCACGGTCGCGATCCTTGATCCAAAGCTCGACGTGCTTGACGGTGGGCGCGAGCTTGCGATTGGGCCGCCAGGGCGTTGGTATCGGGAAGACGTTGACGATGCCGGCAGCCTCGCTTCGTGGTGCCCCTCCAGGGTAATCGCCGAGGGGGTTGAGGCCACCCACCACCATCTGATGAAAGTAGGATGGCCGCTCGCTGTCCTGCTCGCCGGGCCGGGTCTCGCCAACCTTCGCGAGAATGGCCTCACGGTGCGGATGGTTGGCAAGAACCTGACGCAGCCGCGAAACGGTCGGATAGCTGACATGGCAAAAGGCTTCTTGCTCATCGAGGCCGATCGTGGTCTCCGACAGCACGCCAAAGTTTTGTGGATGCACTTGGCCGAGCTGAAAGCTGCCTTCCTCGGTTGGGATGTGCTTGAGCAAGGTGCAGCCGTTGATCATCGACCACACCACGCTCTCGGCAAAGGTGATGTCGCTGTCGCTGTTGCGGTAATCGGCGGTCAGCTTGTCGGACACCAGTTGGGCGCGCTCGACCACGCTGTCTGCCTCATTGTCGTCGTAGATCATGGCGAAGCGCACGTCAGTCGGCTGCATCAGGAAGCCGGCCAGCTTGTCGATGAACGGCTTGCATTTGTTGTAGATCGCGGCGCGGCTGTCGTGGGTGCCGGTGTAGTAGTATTGCGCGGCGCGCGCGTAACTCATCGCGCGTTCTTCACTTGAGGCCATACATTCATCGGCCAGTTCTTTGAGCCACAGCTCGAGGTCTTTGTCGGGGATGCGCAGCATCACGCCAGTCCTTGTCCTCGGCGCGCCATTCAACCTCGCGGTGGACGGCATTCAGTTGATTGACGACATCCTCGCTCTTGAACTTGAGCTTGTCCATCCAGCGCCACAGCGTGGCCTCATACTCGGCCAGCTCTTCGACCGTCATCCTGGTGATGCGCTCTTGCAGCTTTGATAGCCTCGGCTTGCCGTTGTGCTGAAGAATGATCGGCATGTAACAGTCTCAGCGTTCGGTGCATTTGCTGATAGACCTTGTTCACCACCGCATCTCTAACCTCTAGCGGCTGATCGGGGATGACCTCTTTGATGTAGTCGAGGGTGGAGTATAGCAACTGCCACTCCCAATGGCGCATCACCACACCTTCATCGCCCGCCGCTTCGAGGCTTCAATCAGGTCGGGTTGCTCGCCGCTCTTGAGCATCGCTTGCAAGGTGTCGACGCCGGAATAGCCGCCGTTTGCCATGCGGGTCTGCCGGCCGAGCGCGATGGCTTCAGAGAGTACGTTGCCGGGCGCGCCCCAACTGCTGACCTGAGCGCGCTGCATGTCATTGCCCTGATCCTTGTATCTTACTTTCGGGGTGCCGCCGATCCGGGTGTCGTGCTGCATGTCGGCGATGCCGTAGTCCTCGGCGGCAATAGTTTCAGCAAGTCGGACGGCTTTGCCGACAGTCGAACCGCCGATGGCGATTGGCTTGAACTCTTGCGCCATTTTCTGGTTGGTGCATTGCGGACATTCCGGGGGCGGGTCATCGACCTGCTCCATCGTCAGAGTGACTTCGATGAAATGGCCGCAGTCGTTGCAGCCGTAGGTTCTAACTATCGGCATGCCATACCCATTGTCCTAAGACGTGTTCGTAGTGACCGTACTTGAGTTCGACCTGATCTTTAACCGTATTTCTAAAATCAAATGTCAGCGGCGGAATGATCGCCACCTTGTAGGTTCTCCGCTCGGCTTCGAGGTCCTTGCCATCCCAAGGACCGCCGCGGCAGCGACCACTATAAGCGCGCATCAAAATCTCTCCTTGCGCACTCGCGACTGGCGATTGATCATTGCCATGTGTTGGGAGAAGGCGAATGACAGCACCGTGCTCATGTCCTGCGGCGGCCGCTCGCCTTTGATGCTGTCCCAGGTGATGTTCCTTGCGACTAACATGGGCCGACGCCATTCGATCCAGGCGTGATGGGCGAGCACCAATGCTGAAACCAGGTCGTCGTTCTCGCCAGTATCCGGTCCAGCTCCGATCCAGCCGTCGTCCTCGACGATGGATTGCATTTGCGCTATTAGTCGCGGCGACCTTATTTCCAACCGCCGTAGCATCAGACTGTCACGCAGCTCACTGTATACCTGATGTTTGTTGTCGCTGTTTGCTTTCCATGCAATCACGTTCCCGGCTCCACCTAGCGTGTCAGGCCGTTTGTAAAGAAACCAGCGAACCGCGCCAATCATGTTTAGGATATTTTCTGTGCCGGGCTCCCCTTGCAGAATGCCCCGCTCAGCAAGCTGACGAAGATTTCGTACTTCAGGCAAGACCGCCGCGCCCACTCCTGTCACTTCCAGGTTGGCTATATGGTCTCGATATGCGCCAGCCAAGTGCGCTAGAACCCAGGCTAACTGATACGTTAACGGACGATTGGATTGGAATTCTGCGACCTGAACCACCTTATCAGCATAGCAACGCAGCACTTCGATGGCGTGGTCATCACTCTCGCCGCCACCGCCACCGGATGGATCGACGCCAATGACGTAAGCTCCGGTGGGGTCGGGTGGCTCCCAAACCTTGAGCATGGCGTCATCGGGCTTGCTCACCTGCTCGATCCGGCTGGCCAGGAAACGGTCGTCGAAGGTGTACTTGTAGCCCTTGTAGGGCGGCCCGACCGGCGATAGCAGCTCGGCGATCTCCAAGGTCCGCGCCGCCGGGAAGAAGCCGGAGCCGGAGGCGATGAAGCATTCGCGCTCGTGCCACGGATAGTGCCGCAGCATGTACTCCTCAGCCTTGAACTCGCTCTCGCGCCGCCACCATGCGATCTGCTCCGGCTTGATGATGACCTTGTAATTGTCCTTGACGTACTTGGCGCGGTTGATCTCGTCGACCGTCAGCCGGCCGTCCCAATAGATCTTGTAGTCGGGGTCGTCCTTCTGGATGGCGTAGGTCGGGTTGGCCCAGAACCCGATGAAGATGAACCGCATGTGCCTGTCAACTTTTGCTTGTTGACAGTGGTTGTAGAACCAGTTGAAGCCCGAGGCGATGCTCTCCCAGATGTAGAGCCGGTTGGGGTTTTGCCGCGCCAGCGAGGCTTTCAGGCTTTCCACGCCAGCGAGCGACTTCCACTGCGCGCACTCAGTGGCGTGCATCATGTTCAGAGCACGAGACGCACCAAGGTCTGGATTGCTCGCGGCGGCCATGAGGTCAATGATGCTGCGGTTGGCGAATGCCATCCCGGTACGGTTATTCTGAATGAGTTCGTGCTCGGGGGATCGCCACTCAGCCGGTAGCGTCTCCAGTAGGCTTCCGAAAATTCGTCTAAGGCGTTCCAGATTGTCGGTGCGGTCAGCAATGATTGCTCCTTGCACCCCCGGATTAGCCAGCGCCCAGAACAATTCTATTACGCTGCAGACCGTGGTGATGGCAACCTGTCGGCACTTGAGGACGACGAATTCGTGAACCCCCTCATTGAGCCCGCGCGCCACCGCGTCGATGACGATGCGCTGCGACGGCCATGGCTCGACGCGGGCTCTGCCCATTTCCTTAGTGTCCAATTCAACACTTGTGAGCAAATCATACATACCTTGTCTGATCGTAGCGATTAGTGCCTCCTCGGTCTTCGCTTTGCGTCATGGGCTCTACCCCAACGCCGCACGCAAGTCTTGCACACGCGCTTACCTGATCCGGGATTGATGTAAAGATTGTCGCCCGATAGCGGATGGCCGGCTTTGCAGAATTGACGTTTGCCGTAACCTACAAGGCGGCCTTTCGCCTTTGCATCCTGCATGTTCTCTTTACGAGTGCCGACAAAGAGATGCCTCGGATTAACGCAATAGGTGTTGTCACAGTGATGACAGGCGTCGTTCCCAGGTGGGACTTCGATGTCAATGCAGGTAAGCGCAAGCCGAGCTACTGACCACGTTTTGCCGTCAATATGGACGACTGGATAGCCGCCGTTTGAGCAGCCCTTCAGCCAAATCCAGCACCCCGAATTCGGTTCAGGGATGCTATTCGTCTCTAGAAGTTCCTGGACGGTCGGCATGGTGCTCTCCGGGGCGCGGGAAGATACCATAGCCATCGCCATCGCGGCGATGCCAGCGGCCGCTCATGAAGCGCTGCGTGAACGTGGCAGCGGCCGGCGGGCTGCGCATTAGGGCGGCCAGCCGCTCGTCGACGATGGTCTCGACCAGCCGCACCAGTGCGGGGGTGGGCACGAGCTTGGACATTTGCGGTTCCTCGGTAGAAATGCTATTTCATGGAACTCGTCTCCACACAAGCGTACTAAGACTTGGGTTTGAACCGCCGGGCGCAAGGTTGCTCTCCTCGCCCGGCGGTTTTCTTTTTCATTTCACCTTCTTGAGCATGTCCATCAGGCTGTCGGCAGCCTTGCGGGCGCTATCCTCGCTGGCGGTGATCATGCGATCAACTTCATCGCACAACTCGTTGAGGCTTTTGATGTGCGTCCTGATCTGTTCGATCAGCGAGGAAATTGTCGGCTCGACCGGCTTCTTCGGCATGAACTTGGTCACTGCCGGGTCAAGTGCATTCTCAAACTTCTTCATGCGGTCATTGTCATCCATTAACTCTCTCCTTCGTCAAACAGGTTGTTGAACCGCCCGGAAGCGCCGCCTCCCTCCGAGAAGTCCAGGTCACGCGGCGGGGCCAGCGTCGGCTTGCCGTGCTCGGGGCGCAGGATGCGATACATGCGCGACAAGCATTCTTTGGTAAGCTTGTCCTCGACAAAGATCGTGATCACTTCGATCCGGTCGGGATGCGCCTCCAGGCTGATGCCCTTGGAACTCATGTCCATCGCCAGCTTGGTGTCGCCATGCTCGTCCACGGTCCAAGCCTCCATGATCAGAGCATAGCGCACGGCGTGAGCGGCTTTGAGCGCCTTGCGCATGAACTCCGACGTTGATTGCTTGGCGTGGTGGTCCCCAAACCCGCCGGCCCAGTGAAACGGAATGTGGTTGCCGTTGTCGTCGACGATGTGCAGCACCGGGATGATCTCGCCGTTCTGTTTGAATGTTTGCACAGCGGCCTTGCCGGCGAAGGCCAATAGCTCCCTTGCGTTCATGTTGCTCTCCATGATGTTGCCTTAATTTGGTCCAAAATTTTTTTTTGAATTTTTTTATTAATTTTAGGTCCCTTTTTGTTCTGTCGGGGGAGTGGGGTGGGAGCCGGGGCGCGGTGCCCCGGCTCGCTCATTCGTGATCCTCGTCGGGGTGCGCTTTCCATTCTGCTGCAATGTGTCGAACGGCGCGAATGATAGCTTGCGCGCCGTGTAGCTTGACGAGCTGTCGCAACTCTTTCCAGGATTGTGGATGAAGGCGCTCTGTCGCCTTCGCGGGGTAACTCACGTAGATCATCGTAGCTCTCCTGCCTTGGTGAAGGTGTCCCGCACTAGCTTGACCGCCGCCATTTGGCGGCGGTACTCGCTGGGATTGTCGAGGCGGTCGACGACGTTCTGGAATGCTAGCTCGATCA